CTACCGGAACGGTTGATCGCAGCGTTAAGCGCAGTCGTCGCCCACTGAGGGCGCAGCAATGTGCTAGCCTTCTCAGTGTTCAGCCCGAACGAACCGGGTGCGACAATATCTACTGGTTGAATCTGGGGCATTACCGCTCCAAGTTTACAGTCTGATCGGCTGGTGTCATTTCCTTGCCGGTGGCCGCGCCTTGCGCGTCCAGCATGGCGAGATATAGAGCGGAACCTTCCTTACCAAGCTCTGACCCGCGCTCCTCGTTCGCCTTGAACGTGGCTCGCAAATAGACCGGTCTAACAGGTATCAGCAGAGTGGTCGTCAGATCAGCTGAGGTCAGCTCATCTTGCGGTATAAACATACGCAGCTTGATGGTGTACGTTGCGTCAGGGGTCGGCCACACCTTAGCTTTGAGAGCAGAGCCAGAACTGTAGAGCGTGATGTATCTCACCTGCCCTGTCTCGTCGTTGTCGGTGAAGTGCAGGCGTTCCATCCTTTCTTGCGTGACCTCGATAAGACGTTCCTCGGATGCGTCCGTCGTATCGAATATCATCGGCCTAGACGACGAGCTGTTGAAGAAACCCTCAGTTGAGCCGAAGTACGTAATGTTCTCATACAAAAGCCGGGTGCGGTCGTTAGTATTAACGTCCGCGTCCCCGGCTGCTGTGAGGGTGTACTCTGCTGTGCCCGACGCGAGCGTCAGGGTAACTGTTTTCCTTAATGCTTGCCATGCCCAACCTCCCTCCTCGATTTCCTCTTTCGCTTCGTTCACGAATTGGAGGATGAGCAAGAGGTAGTCGTCGGTCGTGGAGTTGGTGCCCGACGGTATGATTAGACCGAACTGACGAATTCCTCGCAGGGTCTTGTTCATCAAGTCCTTGGTTGTTGCCATTACTAGTCTGCCTTGTCGTCTTGTTCCTGTGGGGCCGCGTTCAGTTCTTTGTACTGTGCTTCAAGCGCTAGTATTGCTTGCGCTACTGCCAGCGATTCCTCGCCAGTGCAGTTCGCACGCTTGCACATTATGATCGCAGTCTTACATTCGTTTGGGCCAAGTGCCATTGTCTCTCTCCATTTGAAAACTCAAAATTTCTAAAAAAGCGCAGCGGGAATCTGGTTTACGCAGGTGAGTGTGCCGTAGCTCCTGCACCATCCACCCAGATCGAGCCGTCTGCATTTCCAGCAGCATAGACAGGGTTGTCCGTGTCCGTGTTGTACACCATAGCGCCTTGAACTTTGCCAGCGCCGGTGTTGATAGCGTTTGCTATTGCATCGAGCGCCGCCGTAGTGGCACCACGAACGTGGAAGTAGCCTGTAGAAATAAGGTTGCCACTGTACGTCCACGCCCCGGATATCGCTTCTGCTGCGACCTTATCGACAAGGTTGGCGGCTGCTACGCCGTCATACGTGGTCGCCGTTATTGCAGCGAAAGCCCACGTAGCGCCTACGATAGTCTCAGAGGCGCTCTTGTCCAAGAGGTTCGCCTCAACGACCCCACCGTAAGATGTGGCTGTTAGTGCTGCGAAATCAGCGTCAACAGTACCCGCGTTGATCGCGGTAATACTCGTGATGTTGATATCGGTCGTGTTCACTCCGGCGATATTGAAATCAGTATCGTCGTGGTCGAGTTGCAGGTAGTTCTCAACAGTAGCGCCCCTGACGCGTATCTCTGTCGCATCGAAGAACATCTTGTACGACGGGTCGCCCAGCGTAAAGCCTTCGGGAGTACCGCCGCTGGTAGCGAACGCTGCGGTAGGTGGCGTAAAGGTTGCTGTGTACCGTGCTACGCCCTTGGTGATACGGGCGTTGTCCATGTAAGTGCTATGGTCAGCTGCGCCTGCGCTGCTGGTAGAAAAAAGTTCAAATTCTTCGCTACCCGTATGGAAGGCATCCGTTGACACGGCTTCCTGCGTACTACATAGCACACCGTCCACGAAGAATCTAATGGTGGTGCCCTGCCGCGCACAAGCCATGTGATACCACTGATTCAGGTTATACGTAGCTGTCGGCCATGCTATAGCTGTTCCACCCGAGGGGCCTATGCCATTTGTCGAGTAGGTAAAGAAAAACTTTTCGTTGACAGAGTCAAAATCCCAATGGAACGAGAAGTTTGGGTATGCCCACTTTGCGAATACCGGGATGTTTGTGGATGAAAGTCGGTTAAAAAGCAGGTGACACTCAAAGGTAAAGTCGCCACTACCGAAATCAAAGTCAGTACTGTTTACTGTCGTGCCCCAGCGAGCTAGCACTATGCCTGCTTCGTCGTCATTGAATATGGAGAACGATCCGAACTTAGCCTTTGCGCCGCGAACTTCTGCTATGCCCGTGGAGCCTTCCGCCGCTGTGACCGTGTGACCACCGACATTCACGAGAAAGGCTTGGTCGCCTTCCCCACCGGTGTTCTCTACATCCATCAGGAAGACTACATTGGCGAAGTCGGCGTCTCCGCCTCCACCCGACAATACAGCAAGCTCTACGCTAGCAGCGGCAAAATCTTTCCAGTTTACCGCTATGGCGTTGTCCATAGTGAGGTCAGCTTCATGTAACCACTCAGCTGTGATCGTCTCCGTGAACGCGTTACGCGGTATCGCGGAGTTTGCGCCTAGTTCGGTCGTGAACCACGGCTCACCTGCTCGGGTATCCTTGACCCAATACTGGCTTTCGCCTGATCTCGTGGAGTCAGGTGTGGCTACCGATGCGTTTATGAACAGGCTGCTGATGTTCTCGATACTTTTACCGAGGCCGTCTAACTTTCCGCCGAGCTGCGGCGTGAGGTCTTCGACGATGTTCAGCAAGCCGCTAGACGAGAAGTCGCTGATCTGGCTTACGGTAATACTGATCTCAGACTGAGTGAAATGCTCGGCCTGATCGAAGTTTAGCAGAGCGTCGTGGTCAATCGCGCCTTCATGCGCGGTGACCGTCGCTTCAGGGATTGTTAATGTCCCTGTGAAAGACCAGTCAGCCGTGATCGTAGCGTCGGCGTTAGCTGTTAGCTTTTGCCCACGCTTAGCGGGGTGCCTGACTGTCATACTTTACCCCTAGAATTAGGAGGGGAGGGCTTGCGCCCTCACCCAAGTTGGTCAACTTCTGTTAAGAAGCCGGAACCATTACTGCGCGGCAGCCACGACCTGCTTCGCCAACCGTGTCACCACGGATGGTCTGCACGCCGTACACCGTGTCGGCAACCAAGAGGGTGCCGAGCGCTTCCAGCTTGTACTGCTCTTGGACACGCGGAGTCAACTGCTCGGCGAGGACTAGAGAGTCACGTTGGAAGAACAGCGCCGGACGGTACGTGGTACAGTCAGAGCTGTCAACGGAAGCGAGGTTGCTTGAGACGAAAATCTCAAAGCCGTACAGGTTGCCAACCAGACCATTTCTGATCGAGTTCTGCATACCAACTTCGCCGACGAACGCTTGCTCTGTGTAACGGGTGTTACCGAGCATACGCTTTTTCTCGACCGGAGGAATGACCAAAAAGCGGTCACGACTCGGGACGTTTTCGTCATCGAAGTCTTGTACGATTTCTCGCACGCCAGCGTCGGAAATGGCTGAGCCATTACCAGCACCGGTCTGAACCCATGTGGTCGTGCCGTCACCAGATAAGGCTGAGCCATAAATGGTTCCTGCACTGCCCCAGCCTGCGCCGAGGGTCACGAGGGCTGTATCTACCTGCTTAGCCAGTGCGTAACCGGCGTCATCGGTGAAGAACCGACGGAGTGAAGGTAGGGCTTGGAGTTCGACAATGTCATCCATTATGCGCGCATAGTGGTAATGCTGGTCGATGGTCACAGTCTTGTGAGTCGAATCAGCGTACGCGATAACGGTAACAGCCGAGCTGCCTGATTTGCTTGTTGCGGCGGATCGTCCCGGAACGGGGATGCGGATAACATCACCGATCTTGCCAATGTGGGGAATGAGTGAAACCAGACCAGCCAACACGAGGTTAGCTTTGTATGCGGCCAGCGTTTCAATCGCCCACATTTCCGGTACGAAATCCTGAGCGTCTGTTACATCGACGCTGTTTGCGATATCGAAATTGGAAGCTGTCATTAGGTTGTACCCCTAAAGTGTGGTGGTTGAAAGAACAGGTGTTAACCTGATTTGACGAATCGGCCCTCTTTGATTGCGGCTGTCAATTCAGCCTGAAAGCTCGGAGAGCGGTACTTAGTAGGCTCATCGTTTATCATTTGCAGAACGTCTGCCTCGTAAATCACATCCTTGTTGGTGATCGAACCTGCTGGGCCTGCGCCTTCTGTGGACACTTCCTTAGCTTGTTCGACCGGAGTCTTTTGTATGACCTCCGGGGTCTGTGGAGTTACGGGAACGATGGCATTTTGGAAGTCAGTAAAGTCTTCCAATAGCCGACGAGCAGCGCGGACTTGCACAAGTCCCTCACCAGTAGCAGCCGTATTGAGGTCGGCTTGACGCGTAGGTGTTCTGAGGGCGAACTTCTGGAACTCTGGGGTTCCTACTATCGCATTGATATCGCCGTATTCCTTGGTCAGATTGTGACTCTCTAAGAGGGCCTGCTGTGCCAAAGCGTCAGCGTCGTCAATTACTTTTTGTGCTGCGTTGTCCTTCGCAACGACTTTCCTGATAGTTTCAACTGGTCGTTGAATCAGGTCGTCGCCGGATACGTCTATCGGTTCCTGTTCAGCTACTTGTGGAGCTACCGGGGTTCGTTGGAGCTGGCTCAGGTCTTGAACTAGCCCTCGCATTGTGCCCAACTCGTTCTGGATTTCACCTAGACGCGACTCAGCGTTTTGGTGCATTTCCACAACTTGCTCGACAGTTTTGCCCTGATACTTCTCAGGCAATGCTTCGGGTTCGTTCGGTTCCTTTGCTGGCTCTTTCACGACGGGCGCTTCTTCAGCGTTGGCCGTCTTCTCCGGTACTTCCGGTGCTGGTGCAAGAATCTCAGACATCGGTCTGTGTTTTACTGCGGTCATGCTTTCTCTCCTAGGTTGCGGCCTGCCATATTGCAGGTTAGCGCGAATACGAGTGGGCGATTAGCGGGGCTTGTCTTCCCCGTGATCTGCGTAGAACTTCTTATCGTTAGCCACTTTTTGCTTCTGTACCCTCTCCCATTTGTCATACGCTGTCCCGAAGGCCGGGTCAGTGCCCGACAGGGATATCGTAGCCTTTGAGATTAGGCGTTTTGCTGAACCTCCGCAGTTCGGGCATGACATGGTTCGCACGTCAGGCTTAACGAACGCCTCAGTTCGGTTCCCGCAACTCTCGCAGCGGAAGTCGAAGTACATGAACTTGCTCATGCAATGTCGTCTGGGTCTGCGTTCTCGACAAACTGTTTCTGCTTGGCTAAATGCTCAGGCAGAGTTAGCAGCTCGTTGAGAAGCTCGTACCGACCTCTATGCTCTTGAACGTCGTTCATGTCCTTAGCGCCAAAGAACATTCTGTCCTTCAGCTGTATTTGTTCTTCCCGCCAGCGCTGGGTCATCAACTGCCAACCTTTCGTGTTGAACGTGTGATCCATCGCCTGATAGAATTCTGCTTGCTGCTGTGTAAGTTCCATATCTCCCTCCGAGACAATTACTTCTTAGACTTCTCTTGGCTGAGCGACTTCTCTTGGATGTCGAGACTCC